TTTGCTTTCTTAACCTCTGATTCCGCCTCGGCTATCGACTGAGCATTGCCCAAACGCCGAGCCGTCTCAAGGTTAAACACCATGAGGTTGTAGTGAAGCTGTGCCGATTCCGCGGTCTTGCTTTGCTTGCCGTACCTTTTGGAAACCTCTTTTTCCGCCTTTGCAATAGCCTGTTCAAGGTCGGAATATCTGACGATAAACTCACCCTCGGACATTTTGTTTCCGGACTTAAGGTCTATCGCTTTGGCGGATATATCAAGCTTTCTCGCCCTGTCGGCGTAGCCGTCACGCCATGTGCGCATGTCGGCGTTAGCTTTTCGCTTCTCCGCTTCAAGCGCTTCAAATTTAGCCGTTGTCTCCGGCGATTCTTTCGTTGCGTCGCGGAAGTTGCGGAGCGCCGTTTGCTTGTGATATGTCATAGCCATCTTATGGTCTTTCCATTTCACAAGGTCTTCAAGGTAACCGTCAGCCTCTGCGTTGTACTCGCCTTGTACGGCTTTTCGCCACTCCTTGGCTGTCCTTGCCAGCTTGTCAAACTCTTTCAATGTTGCGAACACTTGAAGGATTCCCTCTGACTCCTTGCCCAGCTCGTATACATCCATAACGGATATGTCGCCTTTGAACAGCAGAGTTACAAGCGTTGCGTCGTTTTCGTTCAGACGGTTTCTTTTTTCGGTTGCTTTGAATACCTGTTCGGACTTGTAAAGGTCAGCGTACATCTTAAGCGCTTCATCAACGGAAGTAGGAAGTACGATATCAAGATTAGCCCTGCGTATCTTTGCGTCAAGTTTAGCCTCTTTGCGGGATTCCGCCTTGTCTTTGATATTGTCAATAAGGCGCTGCGTCGATTCCTCGGCTAGCTTCTGTACTTCGTTACGCTTCATCTCGCGATACTGAACCGCCTGATTAACAATAGCGTCCGCTGCTTCTTTGGCTTTGTTGAACCTCTGGTCAGCGTTGGCTTTCGCCGTGCCAAGAACCTTTCCGGCTTTCGTCTCGGCTCTTGCAAGTATCTTTTCTTTTTGCGCCTTTACTTCTGCTTCTGCCTGCTTGTTAATCGTCTGCTTGCCGACTTTTTCAATTATGCCTAACTTCTCGGCTTCTTTTGTGATGGTGTCGGCAAAGTTCGGAGCCTGTCGGTCGATGAAGCGTTTGCCGCCGGTAATGTCAGCGACTGCCGCAGTTCCCGCCCTTCCTGTTTCACCTTCTCCTCGTACTCGTCCTGCATCTGGAGTATTGACCGGCGATACGCCTCTATCGAGAACGCCGCCCCCGGGGAGGGTCGCTCTGCCGCTTCGTCGAGTAATCGTTGGTAAAGAGAGAGTGTTTTCTGTATCGCCCGGTACAAATCCTGTGATGTCTCTGTCTGATTGTCCTTCATAGCGTCCGGTGTCGTCAGTCTCTCTGATTTCTGCGATAAATCGTTCTGCCGCTCGTCTGAATAGTTCGGTTTCTGTAACTTTTCCATTTTCATTTTCTCCAAAAAACGTTATTGCTTCGGGGTCGCCCAGCTCCATTAATGTGTCGCAATAGTATTCAACCAACATTCGTATCCGTTTACCGGAGCGTTTGTTTGCGGCAATAAATCTTGCAACATCTTTTGCGATACCGCCGTATGCGTCGCCTGTCATAGATATCTGTGAAAGCTGCGCCTCGACGGCGTCTTCCGCATTCCAGCCTTCGGGCATATTCTCTATGATTGAAGTGTAAAGCTCAACGCCTGCGACTATCTCATTTATAATCGGCTTATCAAAGAAATAGCCGTCTTCAATTCCGCCGTTTACATATGCAACTTTATTTGCCGCCCATAACAAGCCGTTAGTGACATTCTTCATGTCGTTGTCAAGCGATTCTGAAAGCCGCTGCAACAACGATGTGTCTTTGTAAGCGTAAGCAAATACAGCGTTCTGAATCCTTGTCAAGCCTTCAACCGAAAGATTTCCGTCGGCATTAATCATGCTGTTCTGTTCCGCAGCGGGAACAACGGCGTCCGTAAACATAGCGACAAACGGCGCGTTACCGGCAGCGGTCAAAGGAAGTTCTGGGTCAAGAGCCGAAAGAATATCGGTCGTCAGCTTCTGTGCGTCGTTTTCCGCTCTTTCGGTTGTGCTGTAATTTGAAGTTGAAGATACATTAAGCTGCTTTGACAACTCCGTCCAATCACTCACACCGTCGGCTATACGAACCAATACCGGATTATCGGGCATCTGCGCGGGGTCAATTCCAAATCGCGCCGCATTATCGCGTATGAATTGCTCATAATCAGCAGCCGCTTTTTTACCGTCGTTATATGCGCTGTTAATCGCAATACTGCGCGCATTACCGCCGACAACAACGCCATCGGAGCGGATTATAGGCGCGCCGTTCTGCGCGGTCGGACTGTCGGCAAGCAAGGCGGGATTCAGATTCCCCGCCATCTGCGCTATCTGTATACGGCTGACGCCTCGTCCTCTGTCCCTCGGCTGCAATTCGGCGGGATATGCATCATTAGCATTGCCGAAATCATCATGTGAAGTGATAAGCTGTTCGGCAGGAATAACCGCATAATGGAAGTTGACGCTGTCTTTGCCGTTGATATATGTCGTCCCCTCGTCTCCCATGACAGCGCCGTCAACAACGCGTCCGGTCGGAGATATCGAATACTGCGCATTCCCCGCCCCCATTATATCACCATCGGCGGGTTTTGTAAAGCCGTTAATTTTAGTTGCAACTGCCGCCCTTGCGTTTTTCAATCCGGAATTGTTTTCTGTAGCCGTCTCAACAGTCCAGCTATTACCAACAGGATATTTTTTGTCAAGTTCTTTGCTTATCGAATACTCGGTATCAATGCCGTACTTCTTCTTTGCCGATTCCCAGACTTCCTCGCTTGTCGCGTCGTCGCTCAATGCGTCGTAATAGGCGTCGGTTATTTCCATAGCCTTTTTCGTTTCGGCGTCAGTCTGTGTTGCCCTCGGCAGGGTTATTTTCCCCGTCTCTGCCTGCGCCGTTTGCGCTGTTTCGGCCGTTTTAGTCCCAGGCAACACGTTTCTATTGCTCTGTTGCAAAGCGCGGGAATAGAGGTCGAGAGCGCGGTTAAAGAACGCCGCCGTACGCTGTTCCGGTGTGCCTTTAAGTTTCGTCACTATATCGGACAGCCAGCTCCGTATGCGGCTGACAAGCGAATGGTCGTAATTTTTCATTGCCGTAATGGCGTTCAGGTCGGTGAACAGATGCCGTCCCGCAAACTCCGCGACTATCTCGCCGTCTATGTCAACATTATTCACTCCCGCCTGCTCATACAGATTTGTGAACTCATTGCGAAGCTGTTCATAAGAGCCGGACTTTTTGAAATGATTGAGAACATAGTTACGGTACTTGTCGTATGCGTCCGTGCCTTCCATCGAGTGGGTCATCTCGTGAGCCGCGACAAAGGGTATCGCCTCTTGAGTATCTGCGTTGATATAAAGCGTACCGTCTCGGTAATAGCCGTTGCGGGTGTACCTCGCGCCGTCCTCGCCCACTTCCGACGGCATACTTACAACTTTGATGTTTGCGTTCAGCGCGTCTGAAAGGAATTCAAGCTGTCGCGTGGTATGCTCATTCATTCCGTGCCGAGACGCCGTGTCCCTTAACTGTGAAACACGGCTCTTTGAATCGGTTGTGAGGTTGTTATACCATTCGTTGTAAGCCTCATTATTAAGCGCTGTTGCGGTATTATAAGCAACGGTTTCATCCGCCTGTCTGACAGCCTGCTCAACATCAATAGGCTGTACCTCAATCTCCGGCTGTGCCTGAGCCTGTGCGGTCTGATTTTGCGTTGTTTGAGCCTCGCCTATATCAATGGTCGGTTGAGCCTGCGCGGCTGTTTCTGCCGCCATCTCTGCCTGTACCTGAGCGGCCGCCGCTTCCGTCTCCCGCTGTATCTGTTCGCTGACCTGCTGTGCGGTCTTCTCCGTTGCGTCTCTGTATGCCTGCGACTGACGGTCTGTAATGGCGTTGATCGCCGAATTTCCCGCAATCGCACCGCCTGACATGACGCCTCCGGATATTGCGCCTGCAACAAACTCTGCGCCGAGTTCTTTTATCTTGTCAAAAACCGCCAGCTTGACGGCTTCCTGTCTGTCCTTGCCGTCAGCCATGTATGCGTTAATTGCTTGCGTCCATTCCGACTGGTCGCCCATAATGATTATATTTCCGACAGAAGAAATAATACCGCTTATCGTTTCCTCTCGCCCTTCGCAATAGACGTTTTGCAGCCAATATTTAAAGTTAGCTTGTCTAAGCAGCTTTCGCGCTTCCTTTCCCGTTGCGCTGCTTGCCGCATCAAGCGCCGCGTCCGCTCCCTCTGACAGCCACCTATCCATAAGAGTGTTTAACTCTACTCTTTCGGTCAAGTATTCAGCGCCGCCGTAAACAATACCAAGAGCGATAGCTTGACTGTCGGTTGCGCCGTTAAGTTTAGCCTCTGTCGCGGAACGCTGAAACACGCCCGACGCCATGGAAACAAGACCGGCATTCTTCGCAATGCCTGCAGGTAACCCCGTACCGGCAAGCGCTTTTGTGCCGAGCGCCCTGACCGTGCTGTCAGCTATGCTCATTCCTGCCGAGTAGAAGAACGCCGCCGCCTTTGCGTAAAAATTACCTTGAGCCGCCGCTTCTTCTTCGCTCATTCCGTCCGCCATCTTGTCAGCAGCGACTTTATCAAATACCGTCTGCTGAATATTAGACGAAACGCCGCCGCGCATTCCTTGCGCCATGCCGGCCATAACGGAACCCGACGAATATGGATTGACTTCACCGGTAAAAACATTCTTGATATTTTCGCCGGCAGATACCACATCACCGAATACTTGAGTAGGTACGGAAACAATCGATGCAGCTATAGGATGTTCTTCTCCGATTTTGCGCTGCGTCTCTCGCATAGTCTCTGCCGTTTCTTTTTCAAGTCTCGGCATAAGCATATCGAGATACGCCTTAAGCTGTTTTTTGTCGCCGGTATTGTAAAGGTAGTTATAAACCTTTATCTCGTCCGGTGTCATTTTAGCAAGCCGAGAATCAACATCTCCGCCTATCATATAGCCGCGCTGATTTACATCGTTAATAGCCGCATAAGTCTTTTCGTCTTTGTTCAAAAAAGTGAATGACATATACGGCAATTCCGGCTCTACATATCCCGACTTCAATTCAAAGTCCGGTTTGCTCTTTATTTCTTCTTCAAGTATCTTTGCATCAAGCAGTTTTGCTTCTGTATCAGCTTCATACTGCTGCTGCTTAAAATAATCAAGACGCCTGTTGTAAGGATTGGATTCCGCTTTATCTGCATAGCCGGTCAGCGCATCGCTCCACCGTGCGCTGCGCTCCGCCTGATCAAAAAACAGCTTCTGCGCTCCGGCAAGCGCAATGTTAAACAAGCTGTCGCCCTCTTTTGTCTCAATCCGCCTGACCTTGTCGACGTCCTTGTTGATAGAAAGCAAATCGCCTAAAAAGCGAGCCGGACCCGAAGCAAATCGCTGTATATCGGCGGTTAATCCGTCCCCGATACCGACAGCTTCGCGAAGTTCTTTCTGTGCCTTTTCCGCTTGTTCGGCTCTTGCTTTTGCATCGTCTCGCTGCTGCTCAAGAGAAAGAGTGGGAGTATGCGGCGACGCAAGAGACGCGCTCTTGTCCTGCTGCTGTTTTTCGCGTTTTGTGTACTCGGCAAAGCTAATGCCTTTGTCGGACGAAACCGCCGTTTTTGAAGCCGTAGGCAAAGTCAGAGGCTGTGCGGATACAGCCTTAGTCTTTTGTGACGGCGCAGTATAAACAGCCTCTAACTCTTTTTTCTTCTTTTCTTCCTCTTCACGCTGTTTTTTGGTATACTCGGCGAAAGTCAGCCGCTTGCTCATTATTTGTTCTCCTTATCGCTGCCTCAACGCGTAATTCACATAAGAGGTTATATAGTCGGGATAATTCGCAAAAGTCGCAGCCGTTTTGTCTTTGGTCTGCGCGCCTGCGTTCTTGTTACGGTTCCATTCAGCTTCGGTCAGGGCGTCCTGAATAACATCCTGCGGAACGCCCATCTGCTTCATAAATTCTCTTGCCTGCGTATAATTATACACCGCACTCAAGCCACCGATCTGCTGTGTTCCGCTCTGCGCATTCGGAGACGAAAGCGCATAAGCAACGGTGCTTTGCGTTTTGTTCGGGTCTGATGTAAGTCCCTGTCTGGTGTCTTTATAATAAATCCCGTGTGTCTTGCCGTATACATCTTCAAACTCAAGGTTTCGGAGCTGTTCGCTTGTGAACGCCTGCCGCACCAGCTTCCAGTCCTGCGGGTCGGTAATGCGGAGATTGCTCTTGTCGTCAAGCTTATACTTGTTTGCCATCTCCTGAATAACTTCCCATTGCGCTTCTGTGTACATTGCGCCTGTGCCGGTGTCGTCGGGTTCTGGTCCGGCATTAATTACACCGCCGCCAGCGCCGCCGGATGAAGTCCTGCCTCTGTTAGCCGTCAGCGAATAGGTGTCTGCAAGGTTCGCCTGCGCCTGAAGCAGATTCAGCCGCTGCAATTCCTGAACATACGCGGGGTCGACGCCCAAAGCAGACACCGCCGTCCAGTCGCCGGTCGCCTGCGCTGTCTCGATGGCTCTTGCTATTCTGGCTGGGTCGTTGCTTGTATCTACGCCGAGCGCACCGTATCTTGAAGTGTCGCCGAGTTCGTAAGCAACCGCCGCCCTGTTCCAGTCGTCGTTTTCAAGCTGTCTTTGGTCAAGCGTCTGCTGTCTTGTGAAGTCGCGATCACTTTCAAATACATTTCTGTTGTAGTTGCGGTCAGTCTCGTAGACACTGCGTCCGTAGTTTCTGTCGCTTTCAAATACGCCGCGCCCATAGTCACGGTCAGACGCATACCTTGCATAATCGGCTTCCTGCAAGTTTGCCGCGAGCTGTGCGCCCTGCATCTGGGCGTCTATGTTCCCGCGGTAGATATCGTAATCCGTGCCTATCTTGCGCCATGCGTTATCAGCGTTTATCTGATAATTCCCCGCTTCCCGTCCGCTTGCCGCGTTGATAGCGTCGAGCTGTGAAAGCTGTCTTGCGAAATCGTCTTTATACTTTTGGTAAGCGTACTGTTCCAGCTCCGGTATCTTGTCGGTCATCTGCGCATTGTAGTAATCCCCCGCCTGCTGCGCCGCCGTTACGGCATAGGACGACGGTATGCCGCCGGTAGCGGCGGCAACGGTGCCGAGCGTGTCAGCCATTGCCCTGCGCCCCTCTCGTGTATACTGCTTCCTGTAAGCGTTCCAGAGCGGATCCTGTTCAACATCATAGCTGAACGGCTGCTGATTGTTGATTGAGCCGACGCGGCTGTACCTCATGTTGTCGTATCTGTCCTGATACGGCGCAGGCGCGTTGTAGGTAAACGGCTGTGAAGTCGCCTGTTGTACGCTTTCAAGATATGTTTTTGCAAGTCCGCCGTATTGGTCGTTCCATTGAGGCGCGATATAAGCGGCGGGTTCAACATACTGCGGTGTTTGCGGCGCGTAGTTCGCTATACCGCTTCCCTGTGCCGTCTGCTGTGTCTGCGGACGGTCAAGAAGGCGGTCGTCAAGTCCGGTTACGCCGCCGTGATAGTAATACGAGCCGCGAAGGTCGTTTGCTATTTGGTTATATTTTGCCCTGTCAGCGTCCGTCTGAGCGCTTAAATATCCCATTTTTGCGTTGGCGAGCTGATATCCCCACTCCGGGTTTTCCTGCGCCCTCTGCTTGTCAAAAGCCGAAAATGTGTCCCACAGCCCGGCTGACTGCATATCCTTTATAAGCTGCGCGGCTGTCTGCCCGTTATAGCCGAACATATATTATTCCCCCTGTATTAATGCTTTTTGAGCGGAGAGCCGCCCGTTTCTTCTCTGGTCAGGCTGTGCAGCACCCATGTGCCGACGCCGCGAAGTCTTATTCTGTACCTGTCGCACCTTTGGGTGATAAACGACAGATAATAACTGCGCTTATCGTCAAGCTCTGCTTTATATGTAAGCGGTCGAGCCGACGGGTCGTCTGTCATTGTCTCGCCTATCTTCGCTATTTCCTGCCATTCGCCGTCATCGAACTTGACATCAACGGAAAGCGAAGACGAAACGCCGGTCACGCCGGAGCCGCCCAGCTCAAGCCGAATCAGCAGCTTGTCTGTTATCTTTTTGTTCGGACTGTCGCTTGTAAAGTCGCCGAACTCAACCATGTTGTTGTATTCGGCGACTACATAATTCAGCGATTTTAGCCTCTGTTCTCCGACAGCTACTATACGCCCCTGTGAAGTCAGCATCCAAAGCCCGCGGCAGTATGCGTAATTTATCGCCTGTGTGTGCCCCTCTTTGTGCCATACGCCGTAGCGTGTGTCATAGCAAAAGACAGTCCAGCCAAGGGCAGGCGGCGTTGTATCGGTCATTGTGCCGTACATGGAGATATAGTATTTAATGCCGTCACTTCCGCCCACGGCGTTTCCGAATGTATAAACGCCGAATGTATCGTGAACCAGCCGCGGCATGCCGCCGGTATAAGCGCATATTCCCTGCGGCGAATAGTAGAACAGCGTTTCTCCCGCTACGGCAAGCGATTTTGAGCAGCCGTCTTTAACTCCTAAAGTCGCCGAACCCATAAGCTGAAAGTTTGACGGCTTTGTCCCGTATGCCTTGTAGATATGGTTTTCTTTGAAAAATATCGGATATCCGAGGTATGAATAGCAGCCGGTAAAACTTCCGGCAGAGCCCACATCTACGGCAAAAGAACCGGTAGACAGTCCTTCATAATCGTACCATACGAAAGGGTTGCCGAGAGCAGAAGCGTATATCGTATCGCCCTTGCATCCCCAGAGGCGGTTTTCGTTTTCGCAGATGAAGTCAAGGTCGGGGATCTGCCGCTCAATAGTCAGCGTCTGATCAAGAGAGGTTGCCGCTCCGATATCAAAGGTAAATTCATAGAAGCGCATTTCGGCGCCCTCTATCTCCCGAATAACCGGAGTGCGGTTGTTATGCGGGTCAGTCGCTCCGGTTATTGTCACAGCATCCCCGACCTTGAATATCGCAGACCAGTCAAACTCGGCTTTGTATATGGTATTAGCCTTCGCTTCAACGCCGGCATATGTGCCGTCCTTTATTTGTACCGATTGATTTTCGACCTTTGCGCCGAGTGAACCGAATGTGTCTGTCTTTGCGTTGTAGTATTTCTTATCGGGGAGTATCACGCAGATATCGCCCAGCCATGCAAAGGTTTTTTTGTCGTTGGTTACCGTTCCTTTTTCTGCGCCGTCATAGTAAAATTCAGTTCCGTCAACCCATGCGAGCGCGTTGTGTCCGGTTATGCCGTTAGGCGCGGTCATGTTTACCGCGCCGTCAATGCGGTTGCATTTTTTTGTCGACAGCAGCGGGAAACGGTCGGAAGTCATATTAAGCATATCGACTATATCGCCGTTCCCGGCGGAATCACGCCGGTTATACCCGCCGAACTTTGTCTGAACTATTTGTTTTATGCCGTCGGAATAGACGACATCTGCAAGATATTTACCCATTGTTAAATTCTACAACTCCCTTTAAAGCCTCGATGATTGACGGCTTCATCCTTTCGGGCGGATTAATCGTTATCGGGTTTATCTCAACCTCGACAGCGTCAAGCTCCGCCCTTTTGCGGTGAAACTCCGCCGCCGTTTCCTCTGCAAGAGAGAACACGCCGCCGTCCCTCATCTCTACTTTGCCGTCGGTGTTTTTCTTTGCGTACTTCTCGACAATCTTTATTTCTTCTTTTGCGAAGAACTGAATATGTTTGTTCAGCTCGTCCAGAAGCATTGCAACCGCATATGCCGACGCATAATCCATCTCGACATCAGATAAGTCTTTAAGAGCGCTTGCAATGTCAGCGCATTGTTTGAGTGTGGTTTTCATAATATTATCTGTCCGTTTCTGTATATGTTGCCGGATAAATATATGTCGCCGCTGATTCCGGTGTTGTTGCCAAGATATATGCCGTAGTTGCCGAAAGGCGATACTCCCTCTGCTGTTATTTGTACAATCTCGCCGGAGTTGATTATGACATTGTTATTCGAAAACAGATAAACTCCGGTTTTTCCGTAAAGATACGCGTTTCCGTTAAGCGCTCCCACCAAAGCATGACCGCCGTAAGTAAATACAACGGCATCGACGGGGTTGTTTCTATAGTAATTAGATGTGAAGCACGCCTGATAATTGTTCAAATAGTGTGTTGTTGCAGACGATACGTTTACCCAGCGGAACGCCTGCCATTCAAGCTCTATTTTTGCGGACGGCGTTGTGTCGTTCTGATTAATATACATCTCATAAGCGCCGTCAGAGCCCTGCTGTTGGCTGACAAAATAAGTCCTGATATTAATAGCCGATATAACGCCCGTCTTAATGTTACTCCCGCTTATCTGCGTTACCCCGTCGGTCAGATGAGAGAAGAAAACAACGCCGTCCATGCCAACCTCAAGACCGGAAACACGCCCGTCAAGAGACGACACCGACGCGGATATGCCGTTCGCCTGTACCCGCAGCGCCGCTATATCTCCCTCGGCGTTTGCCAGCGACGCGGATATGCCGTTCGCCTGTACCCGCAGCGCCGCTATATCTCCCTCGGCGTTTGCCAGCGACGCGGATATGCCGTTCGCCTGTACCTGCAGCGCCGCTATATCTCCCTCGGCGTTTGCCAGCGACGCGGAAATTAAGTCAGCCTGAACCCGCAGCTCGGCGACGTTTTTGTCTGCGTCTTCAATTCTCGCCAATATCGGAGAAGTTATCAAATGCAGCTCCGTTTCGTTGAAGTTATCGCCGCCGAGGTTATACAGCGTGTATCTAAGCGATTCATAAAGCTTGAACGCCCAGTCGGTAAGCCGCGTTACCTTCGCTTCAAGACCTTCCTCTCCGCTTAAGTCGGGAAACGTCCTGTCAATTGTCGAGATGTCGTTAGGCATTGTCGTTGCCGCCGCCCGGCTTTACCGGTTCATATTCTTTTGTAGCTGCGTTCTTCCCGACATTTGTGTCGGGAACATCAGCCTCTTCGTCAAGCTCAGGCAGTCCGCCTATCGACATGAGCAGGGATATGATTCCGGCCAGAGCAGAAGCCGAAGCGACAACCGCCCAATTAACATCACCCAAAACGACGGACGAGCCGATAACGCCGACCGCGGTCTGCGCGACAGTCCTGAGAGCGCGGATTCCCGCCGCCTTAATCCACTTCACAAAATCAAATTTCTTTTTCATGTTCATTCTCCTTTGCCGTTCATGATGAATTCGTACATATTCTTGATTACCTGCGCGGCTTCCTGCCGCGTTATTTTGTCGTGCCATCTGAAATTGCCGTCGCCGTCCCCGGCGAAGATTCCGTTTTCTTTCGCCCACTCGGTAGCGGCTTTCGCCCACTCGGACGGCTCATTGTTGTTCTCCGGCTTTTCGTCGGGCGGTTTAGTCAAAATGTAGTTCAAATCAACAGCTCCTTTAACTCCGGGAACATATCCCTTGCCGAACTGCCATATCTCCATGCCGTACTCGCTGACCGGCGCCGTCTCTATCGGCACGTCTTCATATTTCGCAATTGTGCTGTTCACCCACCGGGCAAGCCAGAGCGGGATATGCTTTATATCGTCCCGGATTACTTTGCTTGTGAGGTAATCGGGATTGAGGTAAAACCCGCACCTGTTGCCGCCGGTAGTCATAACCTTGTGGAACGAAAGCAGACAGTTTGTCCTGAACTCCGCCGAAGTCCTGACCTTCCGCTTCTGCGCGTATGCGTCCGAATCGTATTCATAATCGTACCATACGCCTAAAGTCGGTCTGCGGGTATTCAGCACGGCGAGGCACTTGTATGCTTCTCTTTCCGAATCGAGCGGAGACAGCGGATAAGCGAACCAATACACGCCGATTTTGAACCCATGCTTGTCAGCTTCCGCGTAGTTGCGTTCAAACATCGGGTCTATCGTCGTGCCGTAACCTGCGCGGATTATAACCGCCTCTATACCGCCAGTCTTGACTGCGGAAAAGTCGATAATGCCGTTGTGCCTTGATATATCTAAACACTTCATTATGCGCTCCTGTCTTCAAGCAATCTCACATGCTCTTCAAGCCGTGCCAGCCGTTCGGCTGATTTCTGATTTTCTTCCCTTAGCGCGTCAAGTTTTGTGCTTACGCCGTCAACGGAACTTTGCAAGTGCTCCATGTTCCGCTTCATTTCTCCCAGCTCCCGCCCTCTCGCTTCACCGGACGATACCCGCCCGATAAAGAAGGTGAGAACCGATATCGCCGCGCCAACTACGGCGATTATGATTGATATTGTCGCGCTGTTCATTGTCACCTCACCAGTTCCCACCCTTCCGGCCATTGTACCGGCGTGTGTACATTCGTTTTTTCTCCCGCTCTCAAGCTCTTATATATATGCTCGCCCCACCATCCCGGCTCACCGAAAGAAAACGCCGCCGCTGCGCTTATTGTTTCCGGTATAACCCGTATACCGTCGCGGTACATTATTTTCTCCCACCCGCTCGGATGATGCGCCGGGTCGTTGGATTCTAAGTCCCACAAGTCCTGCGCCGCCATATAAAGGCTGCCGTCCGTCCAGCGGATAATTGTACGGTACGGCACTAAAGCGCCGGTCTGTTTCAGCATGGGATATAATTCCGGAATCTCGCTCGCGTCTTTCGGCTCGAGCTTCAGCGCCTGAATGCCTCGCTCAATCACCGCCCGGAGCTGCCGCGCTTTTGTCACAGTAATCATTTTATTTCGCCTTTCCGAGCAGTATCTCAAGCGCCTCTTCCGCGCTTATCGGCTCGTCGGGTATCTCCTCGTCCGTCTCGGTGTAGGTGTAGCCTCTTGATACAAGGTCGATGGCTTCCGTATACTTCCCGCTGGTCTGGTCGTTGCGGATGTACTTGTTGCTGTCGGAGTACCGGCGGATATATTCTCTGCCGTCTTTGGTGTATGTTTCAGTTTTAATCATCACAGGTCACCTACCATTTTTGAGGCATATTCCGCCCAGTTTGTGGCGGTTTTGTAAGCGTTGACCGACGCCGCGGGAACGTGTATTACTGCGTCGGCGGCGATGTTGCCAAAGCACGACGCACCGC